ACCCAGTGGGGTGCCCTCAAGACCGCCAAGAAGGACGCCGGCTCCGGTCTGTTTGTGCTTGACAGTCCTTACACCCACATGAACGGCTATCCTGTTGATTGGACCAACGTATGTCCTGATGCGGTTATCTTTGGTAATTTCGAGGATCTTTACATTGGACAGTGGGGCGGTATCGATATCGTGGTTGACCCTTACACCTCCGCAAGGAAGGCTCAGGTCAACATCGTTCTCAACGCATGGAACGACTGCCTGGTTGCAGAGCCTAAGAGCTTCGCAGTTCTCAAGAGCGCATAAACTTACCGTAGCGTATGGCAACAAGTGAGAAAATGCAGTGGGACGTCGCTTCCCTGGACCACATGATGTTCGTGTTCCGGAGGCACCTCCGCCTTACGACCCGTGACAATGATTCGCAGCTCCAGATATATCTGAGGGCGGCGATAACTGCTGCGGAGCATGAGATAGGCTGCACCATTCTCACTTCCAACATAACTCTTACCTCGGATTTCTCTTCCAAGTTGATCCTGCGGAGGCCGCTCTCATCGGTGGCCTCCGTGGAGGTCGACGGCACGGCCCTCGCGGAAGACGACTATGAAGTGGATGGCAGTACACTCACGTTCGGGGATAGCGTAAGCGGTGACACGGTCACTGTCGCCTACGTCGCAGGGATGGACCCCATACCCTCGGACATAGTGGCTGCGATTCTACTTCATGGCGGGGCGCTTTTCGCCAATCCGCTTGACACGGTGGAGACTCTTCCCAAGGCTTCACGCAACCTCCTCCGGCCCTACAGGTCGTGGGGACTAGATGCAGGCAAGTGACATGGTTGAGATAGGCGAGCTTGATACTCTGGTTACTCTCCAGGAGTGTACCATCACCCGCAACGAGCGTGGTGCGAAGGTGTATTCCTGGGAGGATTTCCGGGACGTCTACGCCAAGGTGGACCGGAGTGTCGACGAGACCGTGACGAATGAGAACCTTGAGAGCGGACATCTGATGTCGCTCACCATATACAAGGTTCCCGAGCTTACGACCAGGTGGAGGGTTATTCTGGAGGATGTTCCATATTCTATCGAATCTATCAGCAATCCTGAGAGGTTCTCACCTCTGTACACGCTTACAATTCGTGCAATAGATGGCTCGGCGAGTTAGAAGATACTCCGACAAGTGGGATACGCTTGCAATCGAGGGTCTTGACGATGTCCTCGAGGAACTTGAAGTGGCTCCTGACAACGCTTTTACCATCATGAAGAAGTCCGCAAGGTCGGCTGGCACGACGGTGAAGAAGTACATTATGGCGAGGACACCTTCCAGATGGAAGAAGCTCGTAAAGAGCAGTACGAAGTCGAGGAAGAAGGATGCTGCCATACTCCAGCTCATAGGGCTGTTCCACACCGGGGCGGCAACCGGCCATCAGGGCAAGAAGGGCAAGACTTACGACTGGTACAAGGCGTATTGGAACAATTACGGTACGCTTGGCCGTAGGGATCCGGCCCATAAGTTCGACAATCCGGTCCGTCACAGGGGGAAGTCCAGGAACAGGGCTGGCGTGCGCCCCAAGAGATTCTTCGAGAGCGCATCGCAGGGTGCGACCAAGGTGTATGAGAATGCGTTCGTAAGCGCATTCAACAAGAACTTCAAACTCATCGTAAGCAAATGACGGAACAGATAGGCGAGAGGATTACGGAGGTCGTGGGCGCTTTGCTTCCCTGCTACTATGCGGAGGCCGAGGCCAACGAGTATCCCTTTGCGGTCTATTCGCAGGTCGTGACCCATCACTTTTCCAAGGATGGCATCTATAAGATTGAGTCCGACCTCTCGCTTAATATCGTCTCGAATGTTTACGAGGATGCCAAGGATTACGCGTCACAGGCGATGGATGCCATCGCGTCCGGAGCCAATGACGACCAGTTCACTTCGAGGGTCCTCTCCGTTGTGGAGGACTGCCAGGAGGGTATCTGGGTAATTACAATAGAATACAACATAAGACAAAAATCATAAAATTCTTTAAAACAATGGTTGACGGTTACAATATTCGGCTAAAGAAGGATGGAGCGGTATTCTGCGCGATTACCCAGGATGATCTCTCTATATCCGCCACTACCAAGGAGTCCATCACCAAGGACGACGAGGGTAACAAGCACTACAGGGTTGTATCCCACGAGACTACCTTCTCATGCTCCGGTATGATTGAGGTCGGTACTTCCACTTCCACCATGCTCTACAGGGACGACATCATAGCGCTCTCCCTTCTCAAGGGTGACGACGCGATCTTCGACATCACCTATACCTGCGAGGGCGGAAAGACCTATGGGGGCAAGGCCATCATAACTGGCTATAGCGAGAGTTCCAACGCCGATGACGAGGCTACCTACTCCCTTAATCTGCAGATTACTGGCGAGTTCGCAGAAGTATCTGACGAGAGCTAATGAGGGACACGGTCAACATAGGCGGACAGGCTTACAGGGTTGAGGTGAACTTCAATTCGATATCCGGCTGGCTCGTATCCACGGGCCGGTCGGACCTCAACGCCCTGTCCAGGCTTTCGGATCTATCGCTCGAGGACTTCAGGTCTTTGCTCTACTATGCGGCCAAGGAAGGCGCAAGGCTGGATGGGGTTCCTTTCGGTCTCTCGGTTGAGGACGCGGGAACCATATCCGTATCCGAGCTCGGGCGCTTCATCCGTATCTATACGGTCCAGGTGTCTCCGGCCACGACCCCGGAGGATGATAAAAAAAAAGACGCGCCCCTGAAGAGCGGCCAATAGTCATCGGTGACATCCGTGGCTGGGCGTTCGGTCTTCTCCATATGTCACGCGAGACGTTCTACACTCTCCGCTATGGCGAGTTCTGGGAGGCGATGGCGATGTACCGGATGGAGAAGGAGGCGGACCGGAGGCACATAGGGGAGCTGGTAAGGGGAGCCACCATAAGGCTCTTCAACCTTCAGGTCCAGAAGGAGCACAAGTTCAAGGATCCATCCAAGTTCTGGCCGATGCCGTGGGATCCCGTGAACGAGGCAGAAGAGGTTGCAAGGACATTCAGCAGGCTCACGCCAGAGGAGCTTGACAGGAAAGCGAGAGAGTTTCTGGCAACATTGGAAAACAAGGAAAGCGATGGCTCAGCAGGCAACATCCAAGCTTAAGATACCGGTAGAGGTCGATTCGTCCAAGGTCAAGTCTGGGATGAATTCAGCGGCGAGCAGTGTTGAGACAGCATCGCAGAAGATTACCGCGTCTACCAGGAAGGCGGCCAACAGTTCTCAGTCGGCGTTCTCCGGGATGGCCAAGAGCATCCAGAGCGCCTTTTCGAAGACTCTGATAGCAGTCTATGCCGTTATCAAGGCATTTTCTGTATTCAAGGAATCATTCAAGGTCATAACCGAGTTCGAGCAGGCGAATGCCGACCTTTCCACCATCCTTGGAAAGTCGACGTATGCCATGCAGGATCTTACCGATTCTGCGAGGGACCTCGGTAGGACCACGGAATATACTGCATCCCAGGTCACCCAGCTGCAGACCGAACTTGCCAAGCTGGGATTCGACCAGAAGGAGATAATGGGAATGCAGAAGGCGGTTCTCCAGTTTTCGACCGCCGTCGGCGCGGAGCTGCCTGAGGCGGCGGCCCTCGCCGGTGCGTCTCTCCGCATGTTCGGTCTGGAAGCGAATGACGCAGAGGACGCCTTGGGGACCATGGCAGTGGCCACTAACAAGAGCGCCCTCAGTTTTACATATCTTCAGACTGCCATGTCTATCGTGGGGCCCGTCGCCAAGACGTTCGGGTTCTCCCTCAAGGACACTGTCACCCTTCTGGGGACATTGGCCAATTCGGGATTCGACGCCTCGAGTGCGGCTACGGCCACGAGGAACATTCTTCTCAATCTAGCGGATTCGTCGGGCAAGCTCGCCCAGTCTCTCGGAAAGCCTGTCAAGACTTTTCCTGAACTTATCGAGGGGCTGAAGAAGCTCCGTGACCAGGGGGTGGATCTTGCATCGGCTCTGGAGATGACAGACAAAAGGAGCGTAAGCGCCTTTACCGCCTTTCTTGATGGGGCCGATGCCTCCAATGCCCTGAGGGATGCCCTTCAGGATGTGGATGGCGAGCTGGAGAGAATATCACGTGACAGGCTCAATACTGTAGAGGGCTCAGTGAAGCTCCTTCAGTCTGCATGGCAGGACCTCATCCTTACCTTCAGTAATTCCAAGGGGGTTATCAAGGACACCATCGATACCCTTACCAATGCCCTTATCAGTTTGCAGCAGCTTGTTGCCGGTGACAAGGGCTCCGGGGCGTCAATAGCCGACAGGGCCAAGAAGAACGCCGAGTGGTATCATAACTATTTCCAGACTGATGCTGACATGTACAAGGCCCTTACGGAGGACATACAGAAGCAGCAGCACCAGGTCGATGTCCTTACGAAGACTGCAGGTACGGGATTTACCCTTGACCGTGCGGCCAAGAAGGCGAGGAAGGAGCTGCCGGAGGCCCAGGCGTATCTGGCCGTCCTTCAGGAGACCCAGAAGATCCTTCAGGGAGTGTCCAAGGCTGATGCATCTGCGGCTGGCGCTCTGGGGGATACTGATACTGTTACGACTACCGGCCTGCCGACCCTGTCAAGCCCCAAGTCAAGTACGGTGAAGCAGCTATCGGCGGAGGAACTTAGCCGCGAGAGCATCAAGATGATCAGTACCCTTGACGAACTCGAGGCTGCATGGAACGCCGGAACTCTGGTATGGTCCGACTACATATCAAAGCTCTCCCAGCTCGCAGGTGCGAGTGCGGCTGAGGCTGCCGAGATTGCGAAGGCGGACAAGGAGGTTGCGGACGCGGACAGGGAGATGTACGAGCAGTTCCGTTCCATGAACGGCCTTGACGCCATAAACGAGGCTCTGGACGAGAACGGTCTGAACTATGAGAGATGGGCCCTGCAGGTCGAGAAGTCTGTTGAGCAGTTCCAGAAGGCTCAGGAGAAAGCCAAAGAGCTCGCATCCGAGTTCAATACTGCAGTTGCCTCAGGTGTGTCCAGCGCGGTCCAGGAGATGACTGACTCCCTGTTCGGGCTCCAGGAGTTCAACAGCGGGAAGATCTTCCAGGCGCTGCTTGACCCTTTGGCCGACATGGCGATAAAGGAGGGAGAGCTTCTGGTCGCGTCCGGTGTCGGTGTAGAGGCCATAAAGAGCGCTTTGGAGAGCCTTAACGGATGGGCGGCTGTTACGGCCGGTACGGCCCTGATAGCCCTTGGAGCGGCCGTTAAAAGCGGTCTGGCGGCTTTGGCGTCGACGTCGAGTTCCGCCGCGTCCAATACGACCGCGGTCGCAAGTTCCAACACGACTACTACGACCACTTCGATGGAGAGGGAGCTGACCGTGAATGTCACGGGAACTCTCCAGGCTAAGGGGTCGACACTGATAACAGTTCTCAACAACGAGAAGAAACGTGCTGAATACACTAACTGATGTCTTACGCCAAGCACTTCATATTCACCTTTGATGCTCTCAATGATGTCGAGTACAGCATTGAGATCTGGACTGACGGATATGAGGGTGACGTGATCCGCCGGGCACTAGGGTCATCCCCGGTTCTCAGGCAGGAGAGGTCAGGTGTGGTGTTCGGCACCTCTCTGGAATTCGATGCGGAGACTATTGAGGATGAGGAGTTCTCTGTCCTTTATACCGGCTCGCCGACTGAGCATATGGTATACCTGTATGCCACTAAGAATGGTTCGACGGTTCTCATGTTCCAGGGCTTTGTGACTCCGGAGCTCTATTCTGAGAACCATGTCGCGCCTCCCTACGATGTCCATGTCACGGCGACAGACTGTCTGGGGGAACTGAAGCTCTATGAATGGGAGGCTCAGGGCAGGATGGCGCTCAAGGATCTTCTTGCGGCCATCCTCGCCAAGACCGGCCTTGACCTTGAGCTGGAATACTTCACGACCCTGTATGTCACAGGCGGTGGCGACAAGGCGGACTTCTGGGACGACTGCCATCTGGATCTTGACGCATACGCCGATGGCGACAATACGTACTATGACGTGCTCGAGGCGATATTGAATACCTTCCACGCCAATATAAGGCAGATGTATTCATATAGTTCGAACTCGTCGCAGGGCCTGAGATGGCAGATTCTCAGGGAGACTGACATGTCTGCTCTGATGAAGAGCGGATATATCCGCACCAATAAGGATGATACTCTGACGAGTACGCATACGAGCAGGTATTTCCAGCCTGTGGGTCTTGCAGATTCGTACCCGATGTGGGTGATAGATTACCTTACCAGGGAAATTGAGCCTGCCAAGTATCGTCAGGATATCCTCTGCCCGAACCAGTGGATAAGTCCTCTGGCATCGACCGAGGGTACCAACTCATGCTCCTATTTTTTTGCCCCTTACGCCAATTCGTACTCCGGCATGAAGCTCCGGGTGGTGATAGCTGCCAGGGGCGGCTCCGGAACGGTGGCGACGCAGTTCATGAAGGTGCAGATAACTCTCTACATGGCTACGTCGGTGCCCGTGACTTCAACCTCTGATATGGATAGCTACTATGTCATGGATGCAAGTTCGGGAAGGATATCTACTACGCCGACTTACATATACATCAATGTCGATCCGGAGGGTTCCGGGGACGAGAGCGATTCGACCGAGTTCGAGATTCCCATCCAGGGGGCCAACAAGGCTGTAGCATATCACTGCTACGGGATAATGGTGGAGGCCAAGAGCAACGACGGGAGCAGCGTGATTGTCGACAGCATAGGGATATATCCTTACAACGATTCCCAGCCTGAGTGGCAGGGTATACTGAGGCTCAACAACGGCGCCCGTGGGAAGGCTGATGATGTGGAGCTGGCAGTGACGGGCTCCGACGAGATCTATGACATGAGATATGGGCTCCATAATGCCTTGTGGTTCGGCGGATACGCGGTGAACTACGTAGGCTCTGATGCCATCGACTATATGAGGGCGCTCAGGTGGGCCCTCAGGGATTACGCCCTCAGTATAGCGGTTCCGCGTATACGTCTTCTCGGTAAGGTATGGCAGCCGTTCGTTTGCATGCCTTTCGGGCTCAAGCTGGCGGATATCTACTATGCTTTCGAGGAGTGGACCCTTGACCTCCGCAACAGCGAGCTGGAGTTCACGGCCCTCAGCCTCCCTGCAGTCACGCTTGACGTGGAGAGCGAAGTCATTAGGATTGTAACTGAAGAATCATAAGATATATGGCAAAGCCTAAATATACTGAACCGAAGAAGCGGAGGATAGGCAACGACCTCTCCTTTGCCTGGAGCATAACGTACAAGGACAGCGGCGACCCCTTCGACCTTGAGGGCCTCACCTTGAAGCTTACCCTGTGTCACGGCGACTATGAGAAGAGGATTCCCGTGACGGACTTCGACGTGGAGGAGAACGTCATCAGCTGGAAGTGGGCGGCCGCCGACCAGCCTGTCTGCGGAAACTGGTACGCCCTTCTGGAGAGCGTCGACGACGTGGGCGAGGCTCATACGGTCGACATGTGCATGATAATATGCCTCGTTCCCCACACCTATATGGAGACTGACGCGACTGATACGTCGGTGGATGTGGAGACTGTGGAGCTTAGTTCCGAACTGCAGGAGATCATGAGGGGCTATTCGGCCTACGAGATCGCCGTGCAGCAAGGCTATGAGGGGACCGAAGAGGAGTGGATAGAGTCGCTTCACGCCAAGTGCCTCTGGGAGAGGGGTGGCGGAAACAATTCCCTCGTCGCAAAGAACAGCAACGCCGAAGCCCTGGGGGCTTTCGCCCTTGCAAGGGGGTACATCCCCCTGCTGCCCGTGACCCAGCAGCCCTACGGGACAATCGAGGCTTCGGGGGTCGCATCCAGGGCGGAAGGCTACGTCAACAACGGGGCGTCGATAAAGGCCGAGGGTGACGGGTCGAGTGCGGGCGGATGGACGGGGACCGGTTTCATCCAGGCATCGGGCGCCGGGTCATTCGCGCACGGTATGACGGCAAGCGGGTCCATCATCTCATCGGGTCACGGTTCCGTGGCCATGGGCATCAACGTGACCGCCCAGAACGGAGGTGAGGCGGCGTTCGGAAAGTTCAACGAATCCCACGCGGATGACGACAACGACCTGCACACCCAGTTCTCCGTGGGCATCGGGACCACGCCCAAAGACACGAAGAACGCCCTTGAGGTCATGAGCGACGGGCGGGCCTACCTCTACGGTGCTGGGAATTACGACGGGACGAACCCAGGGGAGGCGAAGGACCTCGCATCCCTTCTGGCGAGCCATGAGGCGAGCGTGGAGGACCTCACCGGAGAGACGGGGCACGCAATAGCCAAGATAACCGTGGGGGAAACGGAAACCACCCTCTACAACAACATGGTCGCCCTGAGCGACTCGCAGATAGACGCGGCATGGGCGTCGGAGAGCTAGGCACAAGAACATAGATAATAGAATAGCAATATGGCATCACCACAGTATTATATCGACGCCGATGGAGTCAAGAGGATCCGTGAGAAGGTGGATGAGGCGCTCGCTCCCCTTGACGCATCGATAAAGGCGAATGGGACCGCGATAGCGGAGCTTCAGGAAAGTGCGTCCTCCCAGGGGGAAGAAATCTCGGCATTGCAGGAAAAGGTCAGTTCCAATACGGGGGCAATCGAACAGAACGCTGCGGATATAGAGAACAACTCGGCTTCCATAAAGCAGAATGCGGCTGACATAGCCTCCAATAAGGATGCAATTGCGCAGAATACCGCTGACATCGAAAGCAATTCGCAGTCGATAGCGACCAACGCATCCAACATCGCATCCAATGCCGCGGCAATCGAGCAGAATGCTACAGACATTTCCGGCCTTAAGACGGATGTGGCTGCAAATACATCCAATATCGCGTCCAATGCCTCGGCGATTGAACAGAATTCTTCTGACATTGCAAGCAACAAGGACAGTATTGATGCGAATTCGGCTCTTATAGCGGCGAATACTGCGGCTATTGCGGCTAATACGACGGATATAGCAAGCAACAAGGAAAGCATAGAACAGAATGCCTCCGACATTTCAGATCTCAAGCTCGGCGTGGCTACAAACGCTTCTGACATTTCGGATCTCAAGACCAGTGTGGCTGCCAACGCTTCTGACATCTCCAGTCTCAAGACTGATGTGGCTACAAACGCTTCCGACATCTCCAGTCTCAAGACTGATGTGGCTGCGAACACCACGGCCATAGCGGCCAATGTTACAGACATAGCATCGAATAAGGCCGCCATAGAGCAGAACGCCACGGATATCGCAAGCAACAAGGAGAGCATTGGCACACTTAGTACCAAGCTCGACACCGTGGAGGAGGGGGCGCAGGTCAACGTGTTGGAGACCGTCAAGGTCA